TCCCGTTTTCGCCTTTTCTGCTGTTGAAGATAAGATTCCAAGAGCCTTATCTTTTGCCGCTTCTGCTAGTGACTTCATCTGAGATGCAGCAGACTGAATTGGCGAAATCAGCTCTTTCATTTTCGTTTCCAGATTTTGCAAAGCAGTTCCGGCAGCACTGTTTTGGAATGCTTGCATCATCTGCTCTATTTGCGTTTTTATTTTTTGAATAGTAGGAGATGCTGCTGTCCATTGTTGAAATCCATCAGCAAGAGCGGCAATATCTTCCTTTGCGGATGCTGCTGCCGTTTTCACAGGTTGCATGCTGCTGCTAAGCTTTTCTGCCATGCTTTCCGCTTTTTTTGTTACGGTATTGATATTGCTTACAAAACCTTTGATGTCCGCTGTAATTTTCGCAGACAGCGTATAATCTGCCATACACTCACCCCCTCGCTACTATTTTTGCAATCGAATCCAAAGAGCCGTTCAGTGTTACCTTGCACTGCGTTGGGTCATCCAGATGGATTTCCAATTCTTCAATCGTCATCCGTTCGTCAATCCCAAGTGGCGTATAAACCACTTCCACTTGAAAACCAGCCTGCAAGCACTCCACACCATCTTCCACTAGTCCCAAATCTACTGCGGATACGGAAAAAGTTGCTTTGGGTTCTTCCAACGCCAGTACATGGGCAACCACGGCTTCTCGTTTGGTATATTTATCTGGGTTACTCTCGCTAAACGAGAAGTTCACTTTTCGGACAATTGGTCCGTATTTGTTCAGCAAATATTGATTGAAAGCTCGTGATGCTGGATATTCACGATTTGACATATAATAATCTCCGAACTTCCCGCCGGTGAACCAAACAACGAGATTGCTCGGTGTAATTTCCGTATCATTTCCACCATAAAAACTGAATGCTGCGTATGGCTTTATATCTATTTTTCGGTTGCCATCACTATCGAAGTCGGATTCCGTCACATCTGGATAAATCATTGTTTCCGTAGCGTCCGATTCTCCAGTAGTGTTATCCGCATTAGAACTCGACACTGGAACAATTCCAGTATAAAAATCTTCTGCTATATAAGAAGAAGAAACATCTGTGATATTGCCGCCAAGTTCCAGCTTTTGTGTCTTAATTGTATGATTGCTTGGGTCTCGATAAGCGTACCGAATGCAGCCAGTGTGCAGAACGTCTGTCAGTGGTTCTTTTTGCGTGTATGGGTCTACAACTTCTGCTTGAAAATTGCCGCCAAAATAGTCGATAATTCGAGACTGTAATAGCTCCATTGCTGTTTCTGCTTGTGTCCAATATCGTACAAAAGAAATGTTGTCTATGTAGTAAAATCCGTTGCCATCTGGTTTCAAAACTTTTGTTTTGCAGGCAGAATCTTCATAGACCACGCTACTCAGATAATATCCGTTATTGTAGTCCACCTGCGGGACGCAAACTTTAGCACCTTCTGGAATTTTCGTTTCTTTGTAGAGAATTTTTTTGCCGTCATAGCTGTACCATGTTCCGTTTCGGAACACGGTGCTTGCGTCTGTGTTTGCATCTACTGCTGCTGTATAGCATTGATAATCCGTCCAGAGGGAGAATACAAGAAAATTGATAAAATCTGGGATACTGTTATAAATAGAGGGATATGGCTTTGCAACGCATACCGTATCATTTAGCATTCCCAGAACGCCTTCGCAGGTGTATGTTCGATTCCCATACAAATCTCGCTCTACTTGTGTCGGTCGTCCAACCCATATCACATTTTCACCCACAGTGTCTTCATCGTGCCGCCGCACATTATCAGATACGACAGTAACCCAGCACTGTAAAACCTGTAGTACTCGTTCATCGTCTACTGGGATGGTAAAAGTAAATTTGCCTGCTTTGGTTGCACTCGTTTTCAAAACCGCATCTTTCAGAAAATAGCCATTCTTCGGGTCAAACAGTGGCAATCTCGGAATAATTCCGTCCCTGCAATTTTCAAATGGAAAGTAATAGGCTGTATACATTATAACAACCTCCTGCATCTGCATAGAATTGCAATTTGGCTTCCGGCAGTGCCTCCGGTGATTGTAACCGTCACGCTGCTGTTGTGCTGTAAATAAGAGCTGATAGAAAACACCGCTTTCCCGTTTGCTTCTTCGATTTCTTTAGCAGTTCCGTTGATGGTTACCGTGCAAGGAAATTCTGCAATGACTGTAACCTCTCCATAAAGTCCACCAACCCTGCCATTCGGAGCATACAGTGTTTCTGTAATTTCTCCAGATTCGCTCAGTGTCAGTGCATCCGGAAGGCTTCCGGAAAAATCGGTCGCATCCCAAAGGAATCCCTTTTGCAATGGAAAATTATCATAGCAATACGGCTCTATATCGGCGGAAATGGTGAAAACAGCATGCTTGGCATCTTCCATGGTGGAATCTACGGTGCAGCGTCCACGATAGGCATAGCTGGAATTGCTGTCTGCAACAATGGTACAAACTTGCCCGTGCAACTCTTGCCGGACGTTTTGATAGAGCTTGTGCCATTCTGCCATCGTACAAGCTGCCACAAATGTTGCAGATAGCGTTGCATTCTTGTAAACCGGAGAGCCAGTCAAAGCTTCAGAATAATCCAGTAACCCGTTTCGCCCTGGAATATCTACGGTAAATGTTTCTACTTCTGGGGCAGTGGCAGAAAAATCCGTCCAATATAGCCCCAATCCATAGCCACCATTGGTTCTTCCAGTGTAGATGCCAACGTTCGCTTCTGCATAAGGCTGTTCTGCACTGATATATTGTAATTGATGGGATTGAATCCACCGAATTCCGGTTTTTCGTTCCTCGATACCATAAAACTCCAATCACGACACCTTCTTTCGTTTCCGCCCGTTTGCTTTGTAAATCGCTTCTACCCATGCCGTTCCTTGTGCTGCATCGGCTTCCAGAACCTGCTGCACGAGCTGTTGCTGTCGTTCTTTGTTGGTATGCTTCGGCTGCTTTTTCCAGAGCTTCTGCGGCTTTTTACCCTTTTTCCGGAACGCATTGGAAACTGCATTTAGAACCGCACCTGCCAAAAGGTTGGTATCTGCTACGACTTTGTTTTCATACGCTTTCAAAATCAACGCCCGTTCCGTTTCGGTCAGGGCGTTGTAATCTGCTTTGGAATAGCCGAATTGTACCGCAAAAAAAGCGAAATCTTGGCTTTTTCGGAACTGTTCCGCTTCTAGGTCAGGCTTTTCTTTACTGGTCGGAAAATATTCCCATTCCACCAGCCTTACCGGAATAAAAAACCGCAGTCCTCCTGAATCTGTTCCAGCGTTGCTGTAAACAGTGTACCATATCCAACATCCTGTACCTGCTGCTGGGCAAATTCCAGAGCCTTCTTGATAGGAGCATAGTCCCCTCGGTCATCTGACAAGCCGTAAGCAAACAGCGTGCAGAGTTCGGAAATGGTTGGATATTTTCCATTTGTGATGGAAACCATCACGCCAGTAATGGCATTTCCAAGTATCTTTTCCAACTGCTCCATTCTGCCGATGGTGTAATGCAAGTGATATTCTTTGTCTTTGATAAAATAGGTTTGCATAAGTTCCTCCTTATTCCGTTGTCAAATCTTCCGGCATATCCGTTACCTTTGTAGCATCTTCCGTGGAGAGATTTGTTAAGTCTGTTAAAGCACCGTTGCCAGAAAAGCTCAAAGAATAGGTCATGCTGTCATCGTATGGAGCTTCCAGCGAATAGTCTGTAATGCAAGCCAGACCGCCAAACAGCGGCTTTTTCTCCTTGGCATCAATGACCTTCAAGCAGACCATATCGCCGTTCTCAAAATATTGCCCGAGCAGCTTGTGCGATTCTGCATTCAGAATGTAAATACCATCGTTGTCAATCGACCATTCTTTCATGCCGGGAATCTGTTTTTTCCAGCCGCCTTTTGTGTCTTTGCTGGACACTTCCACCGTGTCAGCACTGCGGTTAATGGTTAAATTCTGCTGCCCTGAAATTGCAAGCAGCTTAGAACCGTCTGCGTTGTAGATGCAAAGCAGAATGTCCTTCCCGGCTTTTGACGCATCTTCTGAAAAATCACAGTAAAAATTGTTATCATAACTTGACATCGTATTTCCTCCTAAATCTTACATTTCAATCCATAACTCACCATGATTTCATAGGAAATCACGGCATGATATTCGTTTGTTTCGTCCTGCTGCAAAGACTGCACACCGGTTTCTGTTTGCAGCACCAGTGTAATTCCGTCCGGAAGCATGATGGATTCCGTCAACGATTCTTCTACCGACTGTATCATGCTGTAAATTTCTGTTCTGGCATCGCTCGGTGTTGCAATCGCATGAATCTGTACGGTAAAAATTTCCTTGAACATCGTTTTACTGGAAGCATCCCGTTTTCCGACCATCTCTACAAATAGAAATGGAGAAGGGGTGTCCTTCTCCACAGCATCATAACAAGCATAACCGGTATTTTTCCGGAGATTTTGCAGCACAGCAGCGGCAATCTCCGCAAAGCCGGCTTTTCGCAGCATCATTCTGACCTCAGTCCTCCTTTAGCTCATCTTTTAGCATCTGTTCAAATTGAGGGCGAACGGCTTCTACAGAACGCTGCAAAAACCGTTGCCCCGGAACATAGGAGGCTTTCAGTCGTTTCCCAATCTGTGGAACGAATCGTCCCGGCTGCTGCCGATGCCCATATTCTACATGGGGTGCATAGTGCAGCGTGTAGCCGACCGCTCCATTGATGGTAGTATCCGATTCTTTCGGCAATTCAGTTCGGATGCTCTGCCGCAGCTTTCCTGTATCAGCAGGCGTGTTTCTCGTTGCTTCCCGTGTCAACAAGCCAACGGTTCGGTTACAAACTGCAACGAAATCCGATTTTGATTTTTGCTCCAGTGCAGCAACTAACTCTTCTGTTCCGTTTAGAATGATTTTGATTTTCACGTTGTGCATCTCCGTTCTGGGAGGGTTTGATACCATCGTTCCAGATACAACATCCGCCACCGCCCATGCAAATCTTTGATGGAAGTAATCCGATAGTCTTCCGAACCAGCACGCACCACATCTGCTTCTTTACAGCGTGCCAGCGGAGCATCTGTCAACAGTTTTCGCTGCGTTTGGGTAACATCTCGCCCGACTAGCTCCGCATCCTCTGCCGTCCATTCTGTGAATCGTCCTGTATACCCATTACAAGCTGCACAAGGCTCTTGTAATGTAGTAATAGGATTGCCTAAAATATCTGTTCCGGTCTGGATGGCTTTTAAGAGATGAATGGGGAAATAGTGCATGGTTGCTGCCTCCTATCACAAAAAATGAACCGTGCCGCTGCCGTTTTCCGCCGCCTTGGTTTCTCGATAAGCGGTAAACTCATCTTCGTATTCCGCCAGAACATCTTCCACAAACGTAGTGGAAATTGTATCCGCTCCTTCAGAACGAATGCCCTCATAATTCCAACGTCGAAACAGCTTGACAACGACTTCCGCTGCAATCGGTTCTAACATTTCCGGCAGCGTTGCTTCTCGTACTCGCAAGCAGATTCGCAAGCTTGCAATATCGCAAAGTTCCAGCAGTTGCGGTGTGTTCTCCGCTTTCGGTTCATCCTGCAAGCGAATCTGTACCCGCTCCAGCAGTGTCATGCTTACGCTCCAGTCGCAATCGTGCCAACAATGACACCATCCAGCCGTTCTGCAAACAGTACAGACCCCGTTAAAATCGTGGTCTCATAGTTTGCACGCGTATAATCTGCGGTGTGGGTAATGCCAACCAGTCCTGTTGCATCTGTTGTAAAGCTGAATGCCTTGTTGATTTCCCCGCCGGAGATTGCCGGATATGCCAGATTCAGGTTATCGGCAACGGTTGCATAGAATGTTCCTGCCGGAACACTGGAGTTCGACATGACTTTGACATCCAAGAACGTCTGAAAATACGTCATGCCAAAAGCAGTCTGCGTGGTAATGTTGGTTTGCACCCCAAGATATTTTGAAATATCCTGCGGATTTGCAATCACAATCACGCCATCGGTTGCATCGTTCTCAAAGAGTACCTGCAACTTTCCCCAGGCATCTGCTACGGCGGCTTGAAAGCCAGTGCCGGTTGCTGTACCAGTACCAGTTGCCAAAAACGTCACCAAAGCGGAGCGAATGTTGCTCTGAATCTGTTTCAACAACTCATTGTCTGCCTGCGAAACCGCAAGGTCAAATCCGCTGCGTTGGATGGCTTCCAGCGTTACTGCCTTCCGGTACTTCTTGTAAGCCAGTTCATAGGTATTTGCCAGCTCTACTTCCACCTTGGACAGCGGAATCAAGTCGCCTTCTGCAACGTCTCCATTCGCCATGGTTACCTTGTTTTTGTATACTTTGATGATAGAACCGTTCGCCATTGCCGTACGTCTGGTAATGCCGAGAAGTTCCTGCAATTTCTGGATGCCATCGACAAAGCGATTGGTAAAATCAATCGACTGTGCCTTGGCAAAATCGGTGGTCAAATTGGTATTTGCTTGTACTGCCATAATAAATTAACTCCTTTACTCAAATAAATTCATGTTGTCCCGAATCGCCTGTAACCGTTTTCCTTCATCAGGAATGGCGAAAATCTGTTCTTTCGTCATGCGTCCTGACGCTCCGGTCTTGGGCGGTTCGCCCTTTAAGCGTTCCTTGACGGCGTTTTCTACCGCTTCTGTAAACAGCGTTGCAAAAGCTTCCACCTGTGTTTTGGTGGTCTTTGCGTCCTCTGCAACCACGGCAGCTACCAGAGAATCCGGCAAATGAATGCCTTTTTCGGATAGCATTTCCCGTGCGGTTTTCTGCATCTGTGCCGCTTCCACCTGCTTTTGCAGGGCTTGAAGCTGCTGCTTGTAGGAATCCCGCTCCGTTTCTGCTCGCTGCTGGTCGGTCATTTCTGCCAGTTTCTTTGCTTCTGACTGCCGCTGTTCAAAGCCTTGGAATGCTTCCGCAATCATCTGCGAAACGGCTTCTGCGGTCAGGGCTTCCGCCGGTTGTGTTGGTTCGTTCTGTGGCTCTGCTGCTTCCGGTTCGGTTGCCGTTGTGCCTTTGGTTTCTTCGCTCATTCTGTATTACCTCCATTCAAGTATTTGTCAAACGCTGTATGCAGCGTTTCCAGTGTGTGCAGGGCTTCGGTTCGTGTTCGTTCCAAACCGTCATCGCCCAGCAGAATCAGGCAGGGAAGGCGTTTGACATGATGTTGCCTTGCAAGAGCGTTCCCATCGTATCCGTCATTGCAGCGGAATTGGTACAAGGGAATGCCGGTTTCTATGGAAAACTGCTCTGCCACCGGCTGCATTTGCTTACAGGGTGGGCAGTAGTCCGCATGAAAAAAGAGAAGCTGCATAAGATTGCTCCTTTCTGTTTTTGGGTATGAAAAAAGCACCTCGTTTGAGATGCTTTTATAAAAATGATTCTTTTTTTGTAAGTATTCTGGTCTTATAGTCTTCCAATTACAGCACCAAGAAGAATCTCAAATGGTTTCCCAAGAAATTCCTTTGCTTTCTGCATCATGCCGTTTTGGGACAAATATTCTCTGCCTGCTTTCGTAATTGAAAACGTACCGACTTCTAAAATCTGTTCCATATCCTTTGCGGCAATGTACTGAATGCCAGAAACATATCCGGATTCAATCAATTCTCGCATAATTACAAGCCAGTATGTTCTTGTAATATGGAACAGGCGACATTCCCATGCAACATCTGCAATCGATGTTTTTCTTCCGGATTTCAGGCACTCATATAGATACTTGAGAATTTTGTACATGATAATTTCCATATCATCTTTCGCCATATAATCACCTCAAAATTTTACTTCTTGTTTGTGGTTAAGCGTTGCAGTTGATTTTCATAGCATGTAAACAAAGGAAAACGCTCGCCATAACCGCCTTCTTGTTTTCCTTCTATATCGCTTTCAACTGTAATTGTTTTCTTACCTTTTATCGTTGTAATGTCCACAATTGTGCCAGGAATATTCTTTTCTTTTATTAAAACTTTTTCAAATAATTCAAACATGTTTTTTCCCTTCTCGATGAGCTGTAATCAATCGTGGCTTACTTTCTGAATTATCTTTTTTCCAAACTACTTTAAAATTTCTCTTTTTTGTTACTCCCAAATCCATATACATACAAAAATCAATAGAACCATCTGGCTTTTCTATGCGTGCAAAAGCTGTTTCCATATTGAAATTCAATGCGATGTCATCGAAAAGCAACTCATAATCATCAGGTGTATAGCCAACATCAAAAAATTCTTTTGAATGCTTCGCACCTGGTTTCAACAAAAACTTTTTTATTTTATCTGGATGAATCTCAAATCTTTCATCTGTTTTTATTATACTATCTTTCTGCGTATCTGTCAATAAAATTGCATCTGATTTTCCACTTCCAGAATCGGCGTTCAACCGCCTCTTTATCGTCGCCAAATCCTCGACCACCGGCATAACGGTACATCTGCACCAAGGGTGCATCGGTGGGAAATTCAAGCCGGCATTCCGTTTGCTGATTTCAAATGTCTGTCCACTCAACGCACGGCAAGTTTCACAGGTGCGGTGGTCTTCTACACAGAGATATTCATAATGCGTATAAGCTGCATTCCGTTCAAATGGTCGAATTTTCGCTTCATTGGATAAGTACGTATCTTCTGTAAAAACCAGCCGTTCTGCTTGCTTCTGCGATGTATTTTCAAACTTTTGCTGCAAGATTCTTGACATGGTTTTGTAATCTTCACCACGAATCAGACCGTTTGCAATCTCGTTTTGTAAAGTCTGTGCTAAGGCTTCTCGGTTTGCCCAAATCCGTTCAGAAAAATCTTTGCCATTGCACCAAGGATTCCCAATCACAACTTGCAACATCTCGCTGTCAATCCGGTAAAAATTCGTCCCGAATCCCAACTGCTCCGCTGCATAGTTTGCATATTTCAACGCCTGTTTCTCAAAGTGTTCTCGAAATTTCGCTTGCTCAATCGCTCCGATTTTCAACTGCTGCAATACGATGGAAGTCTGCAAACCTTCCAAGCGGTTCAGTTTGTAAATGCTTTCTCGAACAGGGAGCAGGTCGGCAAACTCTGGATATTGCTTTGCAAATTCATCCATGTTTTGCAGCAGCAGTTGCTTGTCTGCATCCGGTAATTCTAGCAGCAATGTGCGGAATGCAATCACATTTTCTTCGCCATATTTGGCATAGTACGCTGCGATTTCTTTGTCCAGTGCTGCATATTCCTGTTCATAGTATTTCGACAACTCCGAGAAGAGCTGCTTTTCATCTTTGCTTAAAGATACATCCAATTCTTGCAGCCGCTTGCTCCAGTAGGTATCACTCTGCATCGCCTGTCACCCGCTCCGCCTGTAACGCATCCGCCGCCTCACCGCCGTTCTCCAAGTCGATTTTCTCCAGTTCTGTCTGTGGGTCATCCACCGCAGAAATGACAGAAAGCTGTGTTTCCTTGGATGTGATCCCTGCCATCTGTGCAGCAGTCTGGGCTTCCTCCAGCAGGTTCTTCGGGGCGTTTTGCGTAAAGCGGTAAGTAATTTGCATCCAGTCATCAGTCGCCAGTTTGCTGGCTGGATGGGCGGCAATCAGTCGCCAACGCTGATTCATGGCACTGGCAAACTTTCGGCTTTTTGCAGCTGCTTGGTTTTTCATCGGCTGTAGTTTGTACGCCAACGCCGTGCCGGAACTGCTGCCGAAGGATTCATCCGAAATATTTGCAACCATGGACTGTGCAAAAATCTGGTCTTCCAGCCGGTTCAGCAAGTTTTCCTGCGTAGCGTCCGCGGCAGGCTTTTGCAGGAATTCGACCCGAATGGCGTTTATATCGTCCGCATCCATCGGCGGCACGTGAATCACACGGTCGCTGCGAATGGTATGCAGATTTTCTTCGTCCACCTGCAGCCCCATCAGCAGCAAATACGCATCCGCAAAGTAATCCACATCGTTGGCTTTTTCTGAGATTGCCTTTTCATACGCCGTGATAGCACTTTCCACCTGTTCAAATGCTCCCTGCCGCTCTTCATTTTCAATATATTCAATCAGCGGAACGCCGCCGAAGTAATGCGGCTTCGGGTCATCAAACCGCAGTCCGTCCCCCGCATCTGAGAACGGAATTTCTTCCGTTTGGCTGTAAACACTGCCCATCAGGATGTTATCCGTTGTCCGGTAGTATCGCACCCCGTACAAAGGTTTTCTTGCAACGGAATCATCATAGACAACAAAGCATTCCAGCGGGGAAAGATAGGTTGTGCAGATGTGGGCGGTTTCGTCTGTGTAAAGCAATTCAAACCCGTTCCCGTAAATGCTGCAATATTTTGCAAGTTCATAGTTGCTGTCGTCTTGGTCATTGTACTGCTGAATGGCTTCCAATGTTTCTGCAACGGCTGCATCTGGGTGCATGGTTTTGACAGGAATCCCGATGAAGTAGCCGTTGAAGGTATCGACAATGTATTTTGCAAAGTTGCAGATAATGCGGTTGTCCGGTTTCCACGGCTCTTTCTTTGGTTGCAGCTGAATGGGATGCCGTCCCTCGTACAAATCTTTCAGATATTGCAGCCGTTTGCAGTCCACTGTGTGTTGCTGTAACCAGTATTGCAGCTTTTCGATGGTCAGCGGTTTTTCCGGCGACTGAATATAATAAAACGGTCTTCGGTACATTGTGTCCCTTCTTTCCGGTTAAAATTTTCCGATTCTGGTCGGCTTTGGCTGTTCTCGCAGGATGGTGGATACAAAATAACGGATGTCATCCATCGCATGGTCATTTTCTTTAATGGGGCGGTCTTGGCTGCTGGATTCGTCCCAGCGATAAAGGGCGAACTCCCGAAAGCTGTTTTTGCAATCCGGCGAAAACAGCAGCTTTCCTTGTTCCAGAGCAGCCGCCGTTCGCCGGATGCCCTCGACCACATCATTTTTTCCTTTTCGCACCAAAAAGCCTGCCTGCCGCAGTTCTGCAATAAAGCTGGCAGCGGACGGGTCGACAATCACCGCCGAAATGGATTTCCCGGCGGTCAGCTGTTGAATACTCTGCAAATATTGGGTATTGGTACGCTGTCGCTTCTGTTCTCTGCCGCTGTAATAATACTCAGCGACCCGATAGGCGGTTGTTCCATCATAGCACCACAGCCCCGCAGAAAAAGCGTTTAGTGTGCCGTAGTCAACAGAAACATACCATTCGCCCTGCGGATGCGGCAAAGATTTGACATGCACCGCCTTGTCAAACATCGGATAAATCAGCCCTTCTGCAACGCACCACAGCCCTTTGATATAGCGATTATAAAAGACTCCGGTATACAACCGTTCTGCATCTGCAATTTGCTCTGGCGACAGAATGGGGTTGTCCTGCATCGTGAAATGTAAGTGCAACGCCTTTTTCTGACGGGTGTTGCAAATCCACTCTTTATAGAACCAATGTTCCGCCGATTCCGGATTGCAGTTGAACCAATATCGGGCTTCTGGCTCTGACAGCGTTCTTGCAACTGCCTGATCCACAAAGGACTTCGGCATCAATGCCACTTCATCAAAAAGGACACCACTTAATGTGATGCCCTGTACCAGTGTATAACTGCTTTCGTCCTTACCGCCGAAGATGAAGAATGTATTGGTGTGGCTTCCGCTTTGGATAATAATTCGCTTATTTTCCCCACGGATGTATTGTAAAGAATAATAGTCGGTAATGTCCGGCATATTCAGCAGCGGCAGGATGATATTGCGTTCTGTGCTGCTGATGGTCTTTCCGCAGATGCCGAAATTTTTCCCGTCAAAAAATCGCATCGCCCAATGTACAAAGCCCAGAATCATAGAAACGGTTTTGCCGGAACGCACTGACCCGTCACAGATGATTGCTTTCCGATTTTTGAACTTGGTCAGATGTGCCCATTTCAGCACCAGTTTCTGCTTCGGCGAAAGTTTCGTAATTGGTTTCATCGTCTGCTCCTAATGTTTCATAAAGTTTGGATGTTTGGTCTTGCAACTGATTGGATGCGGTCTGTTTGCCACGTTCTCGCAATTCAAAGTATAAGCGGATTGCCTGTAGATTTCCGGCTTGTATCTGTTTGCAGAGCGATTTCCAAACCATTGCAAGTTCTGCATCTGCGTACTGAGCAACCAACTGATTCACCAACGCAACAAAGTCCGGATTCCTCAGCCAGCGGTAGAGCGTAGCCCGTGAAACACCGGCTTCTCTTGCAATCTCTTCTTTCGTGCCGGAGAAGTCCGGATTTGCAAGCAATTCCGCGGCAATTGCCATGCGTGCATCTATGATGTTGCATTCTGTTTTTGTTTCATTTTGTTTCATCCTCCCTCCCTCCGTTTTTCAGGTATAAAAAATCCGGACGGGAGAACTTCCCATCCGGATTTCATTTTTCGATATTACTATTATAGCACATTGTAACTGTGTCAAACAAGTCCAACTTCTAATAGTTTCAAAGCCCTTTTATGCATCCTTTTGGACTTTGATTCTGAAATGTACATCTTCCCGTTAATCCATTCCCATTTTTTTCCTTGCACATACCGATACCGCATCAATACCCGTAAATCCGGCGGCAGCTTTGAAATTTCCTGTTCTACCTGTCGGATGTCTTTCATCAGGCTGCCTTTTAACTGTTCATACCAATTCGATAGTTCTTCCAGCCGTTCCACGTACGTCTGCACGGCTGGAATCGGCTCACCTTTATGCTTTGGCTCGCTGTCATAGCAAACCGCTCTCGTACTGCGTGCATCTGCCTGAATCTCTGTAAGCAGTGTTTCGATTTGATGCAGTTCTTTCCATTTGGCATTGCATTGTGTCAGGTCTTCTTTCGTCATCCTCATTTCTCCTTTGTTTTCAGCAGCTTTTTTACATCATCTTCATACCGCCATTTGCATTGCGACCCGTCACAATCACTGTTGCAGCAGTGGCAGTATTCGTTTGCTAAACATTCTTCATACGGGCTATATTCCGCACACTCTTCAAAAAGCCCCTCTGCATCATCTGCTACTTTTTTCAGCATCTGTTTCAGCTTCTGGTTCTCCTGTTCCAGTTCCTTGTTTCGCTGTTCGAGCAGTTCCACGGTTCGTTCCAGCGGCTGAATCGTTCCAAGCAACGTCTGTTTGATTTCATGCATTGGATTTTCATCGTAAGCACGTTTGTTCCATCTTGTTGCATATTCGCCGATACAGCCTGATTCAAGGCATGCATCGCCTGCTCCAATCGAAAACGGCATACAAATATCATCCAGAATGCAGGATTCCTCTTTATTTATGTCGTAATCTTCATGCAGGAAATACAAATAATTTCTCCGCTTTCCGTCCCTGCCTATCTGCACATCGTTATGAAACTGCATTTTCCGTCCGCAGAACGGACAAGGTTTCAGCCTGTTGCCAAGTGTTCCTATCGTTTCTCCAAGAGCTTGCTGCCGTCTGTTCCAGTCCTGACAAGCCTTGTACTTGTTTGCAAACCATTCTCCGGTGCTGTTGTGTACCCCATTTTCAGAGCAAAACAGCTTGTAGCAGTGTTCTGCTTTTTCCGGATCTATGTCGTAAATGTCATTGATTTTCGGCACAGCCCCACAAATTGTACAGGGCATCAGATGTTCAATTAGTTTTTTCATTTTCGCACTCCCTCTCAAAATGTAACGGTGACATTTAAAACCGCCGCAGCCAACCAATAAACCGCCCGTCTGTGGTCTTTATGCCACAAACAAACCGCTGCTGCACCAACATCCAGCAGTATCATGGCAATGGGCAGGATTTGCGTGGCGTTGATTTTGCTCATGTTTCCTCCTCAAGGATAGTCACGCCTGTGACAAGTTCCAAAAATTCTCTGCCATCATCGGTTACTGCAAACCAATTTTTTCTATACTCTTTCATAAGCCCGATTTCGACAAGGCTCTCAATGCTCGCTATGTCTGCCGGACCTGCATCAAAGTAGTTTCGATAAGGGGCATATCTGCGGTACTTTGTGCCTCTTATCCTACCACGGTTAAAGCCTATTGTATGCTTCATGATATCAATCTGCTTATAGGTTATTTTGTCTATTTTTTTGAGATTCAGCATGATTCACCATCTCTTTCATGTTTCCATCCGTACCACTGTGTTTTTAGCTCGATTGCTCCGACGTTGTGCAACCCCCGTATCTTTCGTATCTGTGACAACTTCTCATTTGCTTCGTACACCGTCGAATATAACAATGGATGCATGTTTCCATTGTTATCAAGCTGCTGCAACCATTTTCCGGTTGTTGCGTCTCGAATGCCATACAGCGGACAGTGCTGCACATCCAGTTTTAAGATTTCCTGTGTCATGTCGTTCACACAGACAAAAGCTTTTGGCTTTGCAAGTTCCTCTGCTGTGAATTTTGGTGGCTCTATCAAATACGAATCGAAACGCATATCAACCAGCTTTAAAAGCCATTGCGTGCAGATATTGTATTCCTGTGCGACTTCTTCGGCTGATCCGCCGCTTAGGTAATCAGATACCGCACGACGCAGCCGCTTTTCTTCGTCCTTCCAGTTCCGAAAGATTGCATCCCGATATTCTCCACGCCGATTCTTGTAAAAATATCGAACTGTGTGAACAGTAAGTTTGTATTTGTCACATAACGCATTGACCGAGCAACGGTCTACAAAGTAATCATAGGCAACTTGCATTTTAAATTGCTCGGAATATTTTTTTGGCATAGTCATCCCTCTCTTGTTACATCGGCTCATCCAAGTTATAAATCAAACTTGCATAAGCCGCTGCATTTTCTGATACTGGTGGGTCTTGCTGTTTCTTTCCTTTGTGCGGTGTTCCCTCTGTTTTGCCCCAATATTGCAGGGTCTTTTTCCAGTTTCGGATAAAATTCCCGTTTTTCGTCTTCCAATCTCTTTCCGTGTAATAGTCATAAAACTTTTGCACATCAATGTGGATTCTCTCTTGCTCTGCAAATAACCGGATTTCTTCCAGCGTTGGAGGAAAATTTTGGTTTTCTGCATCTAAGATAGATAGATAGATATCTTCTTTATCTTCTTCTATCTTCTTATTCTGTTGGGACGACTTTGGGACGACCTCGGGATTATCTTGGTAATCACCTGGGGAAATGCTTGGGACGTTCTGAAACTTATCATAATTATTTACCGTAAATACGGTGCATTTCGGGTATTTGCACCTTGTGATTTCGCCTGTGGTTTCAAGGTGCTTAATTGCAGTCCTTACTTTGTCCACACTTAGCTTAGTTTCGCTTGCCAAAACGGCATAACTGCAAATCCGGCTGCCACAAGGTACGGTGATTCCGTGCCATTGCCTTTTTGCTATATTGACGGTCAACAGCAGATGCAGGAAGACCGTTTTTGTGTTGATGTCATCGTACCACTCCCAGTTTAAAAGTGACCGATATAGCTTAATATAACCGCTTTCCAACATCCACCATCACCTCTTTTCTTAGAATGGTACGTCCCCATCGCCGAGAATCGTTTGGAAGTCGCTAAGGTCGTCAAGGTCAATTACCGGCGTTGACTTACCAGCATTTTTGACATCCGCCTCATAGGTATGTACAACGCTTTGCGACTGATTGACAACATCCTGCATCGGGTTGCTATAGGGCTGCGTCTGCGGCTCACTGTAAGCCGTTTGCGGTGTGGGCTGGTAGTTTTGCGGTTGGCTGTTATAATCGCTCTGCGTGGCGTTCTGAGCATTCTTTGATTCTCCGAAAGTCACATTGTCCGCTTGCACGTCCATAGCATAATGTTTCACCCCGTTGCTGTCCGTGTAATCTGCGTTCTGCAGCTTGCCCTCTACGATAATCATCGACCCTTTACGGAAATACCGGCTGACAAATTCCGCTTGCTGCCGCCAGCTGACGATGTTGATAAAATCCGCTTTCTGGTCGCTGTTTTTGCTGTACTGCCGATTGACGGCAATCCGAAAACGGCAAACAGCAATGCCGCTTTGTGTGTTTCTGAGTTTCGGGTCTGCACACAACCGACCCATTAAAATTACCTTGTTTATCATTGTTTTTGCTCCTTTCGCAGCGGTGCAACCGCTTTTTCGTAGTTCCGATAGTAATAGTAAAAGATTTCCAGCAGCTTTTTGGCTGTGTCCTCTTTTTTGACAAATGACACCTGTAAGCCGCACCGATTGCCTGATCGCAGCGACCGCAGAGCGAAATAGACGGTTTCGCCGATACGTTGCACCTTTCGATTCTGGGCAATCATCTGCTTTTCTGGGATTTCAAACGCCTTTAGTTCTTCCTCTGATGTTACGCCCTCTAAAATCAATTCCATGTGCTGGGCATTCTTTGCAGCTGCATCAAATTCTTTCTGAATGCGTTCCCGGTCGTGGACGAAGTTCCCGAAGAGTTCGTCCACGCTTCCTTTCCGTTCAACGATGCAGGAACGCTCGAAGCACTTTCCATTGATTTCAAAGGAATAATCTCCGAAGTCCAGCTTGCGGCTTTCTGTAGCAATCCCATTTGCGTGTAAGTACTGGATGATGTGCTGATTGCATTGCTCTCGGGTGTCGCAGAGAACTTTGACTTTCTTTGCAAATGCTTTTCTGTCTGTCATTTTCCTGCCCCCTTAGATGCCTGAAAGCAGCTAATGCAAAGCCCTCTGCATTGCTTGTAAATGTCAATCGGCTGATACAATCGCCCATCCTTGCCTTTGGCGGCTTGTATGGGCTTTTTGCAGCTGCTACAGTAAATTTGTTGACGGGGCTGCTGTTGCGTTGCTGCGGGGACATTTCCAGCGGTCTGGTAAGCGTCTGTATCTGCATCCTTTGCATCGTCAATGCAGAGCAGACCATTCAACGCATACTTTCGGGCATAGCTGGATGCCGTGCCGGTAATCTGACTGGCGTCCATGCCTTTCTTGTCGTCCGGTTCTCTTGCAAAGGCAGTCGCTGTAATAGCACTGCATCCGCCTGTGACATCCTCTGCCGTTGCAGTTGCCTTTACATAGATGCGATTGCCAACCATGACAATATCATCGGAGCAATAGATTAGCACATTGTGTTTCATCGCAATCGGTTTGACCGCCTCTAAGATGTCCTCGGCACTGCGGTAGTTGTACTTTCCAAATTTGTTGTACTGCCCTTTTGGGGCTTTTAGTTCGTTCTGGATTGCCAGCAACCGCTCCGGCAGCTGCCGTTCATCGGGTTTCTGTTCCATCTTCTGTTCGTCCATGTTCTTCACTTCCTTCTACCAATTCCAACGGGCATTCAAAGCCCACATAACGGGTTGGCTCTACAATGTACTCACCGGTGATGTTACAGCGATTCTTGTACTTGTCATACATCTGACAATATGCACATTCGATGTGTGCGACATCGTGGAACGTCACCGGAAAGCCAAATTCATAGTTGACCCGCACGAAAACATATTTTTTCACGCCGGATTCAAACATCTTCTGCGTTCATCTCCCTTACAAGGTCGGCGGCATAGGTCGTGACTGTGACACTTTCCACCCATTCTGCAAGGCAATCCTCGCAAAGCCAAGCGTCATCGTTACCGACAATCCGAATCAGTTTGCTGTCGCCGGATACTTCCGCACCGCATCCATCACAGTAAACATGCGGCACACGTTTTGCACCGCAGTTTCCGCACCGTTCGCAGCAGCAGCAATCATTCTCAATCTTCACCATCTGTTTCCACCTCATTGCTTTCTAAAAAGTCCAGCTGGCTGAGATTCAGATCTTCTTCCTGCTTTGCCGCTCTGGCAAGCCGCTGGAGTGTCCGATTTGTGTCTGGCAGGAGGCATTCTTTCAATTCTGCTCTGAGCTGGTACAGTTCCTGCATTTCATCCATGTGGTTTGCTTCTTTGTATGGATCCAGTGTTGTGCTGTCAGCGTGTACAGATTCTGCAATCAGAATTGCCCGTTCCACTGCTTGCAATCTTGCAAAAATATCACGTTTCATTTTTTACTGTCCTTTCTGTTTTGGCATTTTCAAGTTCAAATTCCATTTGCCCATCTATGTAATCCGGATTTTCCATCCACCATTCGGACACCGCTCGTCCGCACTCGTCCGCACTCGTCCGCACTCGTCCGGATGTCCATCTTTCGTTACTTGACACTCCTTTCTCCCTATGATAAAATAGGGTTGTGCAATTCTTTCAATCCCCGTTACCGGTTGCTGCCGGTGCGGGGATTATTTTTTTGCCCGCTCCTGCATCAACTCTTTTTGCAGGATGTCACATTTTTGCTCGGTCAATTTAAGCAACTTTCTCAAACTGGTTGTAAGCTCGCTGTCTAAGATTTTGATGGTGTTTAGTTCGGCATCCTCAGACCATTTTGCTTGTAACCGGTCACGCATTCTGCGTTTTCGGTGCTTTTCCTTGGCTTTCCGGACGTTTTCGTCACGAACGATTTTCCCACACGTTGGGCAATACTTGAGTGCGATATGACTGTAGTAGTCGTTGTGATAAATGTCACTGATCGGCATGCCGCACCGCTGGCAGTATTTTGTTGTTTGCATTTACATCCACTCCCCTACTGCGTTTATATCCCTGTTTGTATCCTCGCTTGTATACCCAAAACGAGGATTTTTTACTGCTTGTTTGTCGGCAGGGGACTGCTGCACCGAACCGCACAAACATCCAACAGCTGCCGTGCAAAGTCATTGACAATCTCCGGTGGAATGTCAGTCAGCGTGGTATGTATCCGTTTGCCGCAGTGGTCAAAATGAGTAATCTCAATGGGCATGCCCTCGCCGCTCTCAACCGCAACCACGGCATCATCCAGCAGCCGGTTGCACTGCTCGTACTGTCGGAGGTTGTCCGCC